CCACTCGATTGTCGCGCGATCCAACGCACCACAATCGCAGGACCCCCAGTCTCCGACCCTCGCTGCACCGCAGGTGCAGTTGCCGAGCGCCCCGTAGAGCCGCTGGAAGTTCAGACCGTAGTAGCGGTCTGACTGCATCAGGTGCCAGACCGTACGGCTCGACGCACCCTGTTCCTTCGGAACAGGCTTGCAGTAGCCGCTGTACGAGTCGTTCGGCTGCCGATGCCGATTCCAACCGCTCGCTGAAAGCGAGTAGAGCATGTCCTCGGCGTAGCACCACAACTCGTACAGAGTTGCGACAGCGGCGGGACCGAACATCGTCCCGTCCTCGGCCTTGGCCGAGATGTGGACATGGATCCCTGCCGCGAACCCCGTGCCAACCAAACGCGGGGTTTGGTGATCGCGAAGCTGACGAATCTTCGTCAGCGACGACGACAGCCACTCGCAGTCCTCCCTCTGGGAGAGGTTGAAGCGGTCGAAGACCACTTCACCGCCACCACGGGGCAGCGAGCCGTCCTCCTCGACGTGAGCCGTCCTAGGACGGCTTCTGTGCGAGGAGTGGTAGCCGAGGACGTGATCGGAGTCCGAAGCGCCGATCTGGTAGAGCAGCTTGGCGACAAGGTCGCCACCCGCGGTCAGCTCCTGCTCCAAGGAGCAGCGCCGAGCAGGCCGTCCAGCGATCTCCGGAACGGAGATCCAGTACGGTGCCACGGCGGGAAGCAGCGGCAGAGGGCCGCTGTGGACTGCACAGCAGTCCTGTGCGTCCTCGTAGTAGTCGTGCCGACTACCGCAGTCGGGGCAGGAGTAGCGGCAGCAGTCGTCTGCCTCGGATTGATCGCGGTACTCCGTACCGCAATCCGAGCAGGAGAAGCGGCAGCAGTAGTACGCCGCATCCTCGTCGTGGTGCTCTGCACCACACCAGCCGCAGCGGTGGAGACGACAGCAGTCGTCTGCATCCCACTGGTCGAGATGGGCTGCACCACAAGTGGTGCAGGTGTAGACAGGCTCGACAACGACGTTGTCGGGCATCGTGCCTCCTTCTGTCGGGGGGTACTCCGCGCAGGGCCTCATCGAGGCCCTCGACGCAGTACCTAGCGGGAAGGACGGGCTTGCATCAGCACGGCCAGAATGGCCGTGGCGAGGAAGATCAGGGCCAGCAAAGCTGCCGGGATCGACGTGGGAGCCATCGCTAGAAGAGCGATGGCGCAGGAAAGCTCGAACAGTGCGACGAACAGGTACAACGGTGCCTCCTTCGGTCGGGAACTCCGCGAGGGGCTGCTGAAGGCAGCCCCCGGGCGCAGTTCTCTACTCGTCATCCTCGGAGACGAAGAAGCCTTCGGCTTCCATCTCTGCGAGGATCTCTGCAACATCCTGTTGCAGTTGCTCGCTTCCGACCACGACGATTTCCAGACGATCCATCTAGACCAGTGCTCCCTTCGGGAGATTCCGCTTCCACTGCCGCATCGCTCTACGAGCGGCCTTTGCCGAGTTGCGATTGCTGACAGCGACGAAGTCGCTGACGCCACGAACCTTCGGGGCACGAAAGGCACCAAAGGTGCCCGTGTTCCGTGACCGTGCCGTCTCCTCGGAGACGGGGAGCATGGGGCGATCGACCCTGCCAAGCCCCATCGGGGAGCAAGCTCCCCTTCCGCTACGCCTAGCTGCCTTCACGATGGCCTCCCTTCCGGCTGACCCGGAATCCTCGACACCGACCGATGCCGAGATGCCAGCTTAGCACACCGACCAATTTTGCGGGTACCAACCCCTAAAGGGGTTGACAAGCGGTAGAATGGGGCTGCCATCGCGTACGGACATCCACACCAGCCGAAGGCTTCGGTCCCAGCGGAAGTGCTGCCCGCCGAGCCGCACGCGGAGCTAGCTCTCCCGCGCTACTCCACTCGCGGCACCACACCAGGACTACGAGGCTGCTGGGCCGTCAACAAGCAGGGCGATCCCTGCGGCGCAGCCCGAAGGGCTGACTCCGACTACTGCAACGCACACAGCGGCATGACTCGGTCAGTGACCGAGTTCGCACGGCTGGGGAGCCAGCAATCGGCCCTAAACCGCCGAAGGCGAGCCACCTTACGGGCTGAACTTGGCCTAACTCGGCCAGGAAGCCCTAGACAAGTGCTGAAAGCACTCGTCTGGACAGAGAGGGAGCGGCTCGCGATGGCGGCACTGGACGGCGCTATCGATACATCGATTCCTGCGCAGTCCCGCGCGAGCCATGCTCTGAAGCTCCTCGATGCCGTCGATCCGTTGACACAAGTGTCAACGCAGGTCGAGCTTCCTACAAGCCCTGAAGGGCTTGAATCGCTGTCGCTGAGCCAATTGCTCAGCATCGCTGAGCAACACCCGTAAGGCTTCGTGGCCCGTCTTTCGCCCCGAAGGGGCGGGGCATCCCGTTCGCGAGCGGGCGCGGCGTGGAGCCTCTCCTGGGTCCCCCCTCTTCCGCTCCACAGCGGTTTTCCACAGCCCTGTGTTGCTGTCACTACCTGCGTGTTTATGTGTTGTGAGCGTGGTTTACGGGCGGTTCTTGCATGCAGTATCGTGTGTTGAATGCAGGACAGGGATCCTCGTTGGCGGGGGAAGAGGGTGGTTGTGACGGTGCGGGTGCCGGATGGTTTGCATCGTGAGTTCCGCAGGATCACGGGGGAGCGGGGTGTGTCGATGAACGACGAGTTGGTGACGTTCATTAGGAGGTGGGTTGAGCACTATGGGAGATGAGGGGTTCGACTACGTGGGTGGCGAGGACAAGCAGTTCGGCCCGGAGGAGGAGATCCTTGATGCGGGCCAGTTGGAACGCGTGGAGGAGGAGCTTCCGCCTGAGCCTTCGTTCCTGGTTGATCCGACGGGCTACGGCAAGGGGATGAGGCCGCGGGTGACGTTGCCTGATGGGACTCCTCTGGGGGTCTGGCTCTCTCGGCCTGAGCGCTGTGACCTGTCTGGCTCCGAGCTGTATGTGCTCCTCACCGAGATGGGTTTGGACGAGAAGCACGCTGCTTGGTTCGGCGGGATGCGCGATCAGGCGCTTGAGGCGACGAAGGAGATCATGTCGCAACCGGCGATGCAAGGTCTTCTTCGCCGTGAAGCGGAAGCGGAGGAGCGCACGTCGCGTGTGCGTGCGGCGTTTCTGAAGGCGCAGCAGAAGAAGTGAGGGCCGAGCGGCAGGCGTTCGTCTCTCGCCTCGGTGACGTGCAGGACTGGGACGCGGACATGCTGGAGGATTTGGCGATGCTGTTCGCGCTCTACGAGAAGGAGGTGCACGACGAGATCGTGTTCCTGAAGGAGTCGCTCGGTGAGGTGACGGTCGCGGTCGATGTCGAGGCTGCACGTGCGATGGCAAGTGACGCGATCAGGGAAGCCGAGTTTCGTTGGCACGGTTGACGGTGATCGGCAAGCCGGTGCCGCAAGGGTCGAAGCGTGTCTTCAACGGACGTGTTGTCGATGTCAACGCGGCCGACTTGCGCAACTGGCGTGAGCTTGTCGCACGCGCCTGGGACGGGCCGTGCACGCTCTCGCCGCTCTCGATCGTGATGGACTTCTACTTCGCGCGCCCGAAGGGACACTACGGCAAGAAGGGGCTGCGTCCGTCCGCGCCGACAGACCCCGCTGTCCGCCCCGACCTCGACAAGCTGATCAGGGCTGTCCTCGACGCGCTCACGGGTGTTGCCTTTCATGACGACGCGCAGGTGTGCGGGGTGCTCGCGCGCAAGCACTACGCCTCACCTCCGCGTACGCTCCCGGGTTTGCGCCTGGAAATGCAGGAGATCGTGCCGTCCGACACCCTGTTCACGCTTCACGGGGAAAGGAGCGGTGATGCCTACCAACCGCGCACTCTGGAAGAACCTGGAGACGCCGAAGCAGAACATGCTGCTGGAGAAGCTGTCCGCGAACTTCCGGCGGCCAGCCCCGACAGCCTCGCCTGACCGCCTCGACGCCACGCCGGTTCGCCACGCCGCCCCACGGGTGTGGGCGCAGCACCTGATGAACACGCACAAGATCATCCTGGTCGAGCACGACTACGCCAAGACCGGCGACGTTGCGGGCACGTCGCGCTTCTCGACCCGCATCACACTGGGAGGGACCGGGGTGACGATCAACTACGACGGCACCAACTCGATCTCGATCAACTCGCAGAACTCGGTCGTGCCGGTGACGGTCGCGTCCGAGTACGCACCCGGCTCCTACACCGCCGTCGCCTCGGTCGGCGGAAACGACCACGCCGGGAGACGCAAGGTCATCTACCCGCGGCCTGTGATCACGATGATCGGTGACATGGAGACGGTGCTGCCGACGATCCCGAAGGACCTCACCTGATGCCCGCCTGCCCCGACTGCGAAGCCCGCCCCGAGCTGGGGACACCGTCGATGGCCCGCTGGCTCGGACCCGACGGCGGCATCTACTGCTCGCTGCACTTCATCCAGAAGTTCGGGCACTCCGAACGCCTGGTCAAGATCGCTGACTACGAACCCCCGCCCACCGCACCGGAAGGAGCAACAAGTGGCACGGCCTAGGACATCCCCGGAAGGAACGGAAGAGCAGACCGCTGCCGAGGTGCAGGAGGAAGAGCAGGCGGACGCCGCCGCCGACGCACAGCAGGCGGCACAGAAGGCGCAGGAGGACGCGGCCAACGCCGCCGCGCTCGAAGGCGCAGCGAAGGCCGCGTACGCGCGCAAGCGTGAGCGCGACCTGGCCGAGCAGCAGGCCAAGGACGACGAGGAGACGATCGCCCTCTGGGAGAAGGGCAAGGAGAAGGAAGAGAAGAAGGAGAGCTAGATGCCCTGCGTCAAGGCTGCCCGGGGAACGAGGACCGGGCAGGCTGCGATCCCGCCCTTCGTCGGCAACACGGCGCAGCCGCCGTTCAACGACGTGACCGACAACAACCCGTGCGGCAAGTTCATCGTCTCGGTCGCGAACGGAGTCGACGTGTCCGCGCACAGCATGTGCCTGCCGCATCTGCAGGCGAAGCTCGGCCTGAAGGACGTGCAGCCGCCGTACACGCTCTCGGCGGTGGTCACCGCACCACCGGCACCGACGCTCACACAACTGATCCCCGATTCGTCCGGGTCGTGGACGACGCAGGTGCAGGTGATGGGCACGAACTTCACCCCCGCCACGCAGGTGTACGCAAACGGCATCCCCGTCAACAACACCGTCTACGTCTCCGCGACCGAGATCGACGCGATCGTCTCCAGCGCGTCAACGACCGGCGTCTACCAGATCACCGCCCGCGAAGGCGGGCAGACCTCGAACGCGCTCCCCTACACTCGCTACTAGCGCTAGCCCCGGCCGGTGGGGTGGAGGGCCGGTGCGGCAAATTCCGCCGTGGACGTAATGACGGGCACGGGGCAGGAGGTTGGACTGACAGCCGGGGCTACCGCAGATACCTGCCGCAGACTGGCCACTGCGACCTCCAGCCGTAGCGGGCCAGCACCCGCTCCGCGATCACGATCTGCTGCCACTGCGTCGCCCAGTGGGCGTGGCGCGCGTAGCGACCGCCGCCGTTGGAAAGCCAGGTGCTGTTTAAGAACTGCAAGCCCCCCTCGTAGCCGTTGCCGGTGTACAGATGCCAGTTGCCGCCCGACTCACAGCGTGCGACCCCGCTCCAGTCGTGCGCGGACGCAACAGACGTTAGAGATAAGGACAGAACGGCGAGTACGATCACGACGATCGCGCGCATGGATGAGCCTCCGGTGCGGATCAGAAGCGACGGGTACTGCGGAGAGCATCTTGACTTGGCGGTTCGGGTGCGATTCGCAACCCGTCGCTTCGTTTGAGATGTAGGCGGACTACCCTAACAGCGGTGTCCGACACCCTCCTCGATGAGCGCCAGGCCGTGATCGAGGCCGCGCACAGGATGGTGGCCGAATACCGGGCCGCGGCAAGGCATCCCGCCGACTGGCTCAAGCACACCGAGGCGGTCGACGCCAAGACCGGCGAGGTCTTCCGCTTCGAGTTCGCGGACGGCTGGGAGTGGCAGCGCGACGAACTCGACAGCTACTTCAACGAACAGGTGCTGCTCAGGCTGAAGGCGAGGCAGTTGGGTGTCAGTTGGCTGGGGATCGGCTACGCCGTCTGGAAATGCCTGACCAACCCCGGCATGCGCGCGCTCTGCGTCTCGACCAACGAGGTCGAGAGCGTGAAGCTCGTCAACCGCGCCTGGGACCTGTGGGAGTCCTCGCCGCGACATATGCGTTTCGACGCCACCGTGCTCAAGCCCGTCAAAGGCAGGCCCTCCTCCCGGATCGAATGGGAGTTCCCGAACAAGAAGGTGTCGTCGCTGCTGGCGATGCCGTCCTCGCCAAGGGCAGGACACGGCGAGACGGCAGGCGTCGTCTTCCTGGACGAGTTCGCGCGGCATCCCTACGCCGCCGACTCGTACAAGGCGTTCGTCCCCGTCATCCAGGACGGAGGCCAGTTGCTGATCGTCTCGACCGCCGACGGCTACGGCAACCTCTTCCACCAGCTCTGGACGGACGCCGACGCCAGGGGCATCTCCCCGAAGTTCCTCGGTGCCGACCTGCACCCGGAACGCGACGACGCCTGGTTCGTGCTCGCCCGCAAGCGCTTCTCGAACGCCGAGATGTCGGAGCAGTACCCGTTGAACGCCGCCGAGGCGTTCCTGGGATCGGCGGGCTGCTGGTTCGACCTCGAAGCCTTGGCGCGTTACGCCGACAAGGCGCGCGAGCCGAAGTTCCGCTTCAGGTTCCTGCCCGCCCCCAACGCCGCGACGGCCACGATCGCCAAATCAGCGTCAGGCTGGATCAAGGTCTGGGAGCCGCCGCAGCAGGACAAGAACTACACCGTCTACGTCGATGCCGCCACCGGTAGAGGAACCGACTACACCTGCGCCTACGTCCTCGACCTG